TCCATTCGTAGGCATAATTCATATACCTATCAATAGATTTTCCAGAAACTCTCATTCTGTTTTCAATACTCTTCCATTGTGGTTCAGTAGTAATATACCGAAGTTGAGTATCAGCAGTAGAAGGATTGCCTCCTATTTTTTTAGCAAAAGCACCCAGTCCATAATAACGAGAAGCAGAAGTAAATTGTATCAAACCATAACCTCTTCCACAATTATAGTATGAGGTTCTACTACCACCTTCACAGATATTAGGCACGAATGTTGATTCTTGTCTAATGTTACCCATGATGGTAGCAAGGGCGTTTTTGTCTTTAATACCACGATCCTGGAAGTATGCCAGGGTAGCATTCTCATGTTCATTACACCCTTTACAAATTAACCTTGTCTCTTTAGGTTTTTCGGGAGCAACCTCTTTGGTCGCTGTCTTTGATGTAGGCTCCTCCTGAATAATTGCAAATGGAGGACCATTTACGGGCGGAGGAGGAAACACTGAAGGCAGTGTTGCCACATTGGTTGTAACCGTTGCCACAAGAGGCAGGGCTACTGTAAAGAAATTTTGCATTAACTCCGATTGAACTCTACATCCTAATAGAGAAAGCGCACTTCCCCTTTCTCAAGGGGCAATCTCCTAGGCTCTAATTGTCACCTCAATGACTCATAACAGAAAACCCACCATAGGTGGGTTCTTACATTATAAGTGATTATTTAGAAAAAGTAAAGAGTCCTAGTCAAAATAATCATCTTCGACTTTTTCCAAACTCATAACTTCTAATTGTTCTTGAGATTCATCCAGATAAATCCATTCATAAAATTCTTGAGAAATAGCTTCAGCATTTTTTCTATTGTAAGATGCTGTTTGGTGCAATTTTTCGATTGCCCATTCACGAACATGACCGATAATATCTTCAGTCTGTGTTTCCATAATAATCTTTTCGGAAGTACCTGTTGAGGATGTTGCTATTGTAGTACCTCGGGGTTCCGTCGTCAAGTGCTTCCGTGAGGACATTATTGAAGAAAAGTTGTCTTGTTTCTTCAAAATTAGTTTTGCCTTTTGTTTTATGTAATGATAAAATAGTGCGCGTAAAATTCTCCCTACCATACTTATCTACGTCTTCCTTGAGTTCTGGACATGATCCATAGTATTTTTTCCAATCAGACTCTGACTTAACTTTTCTAGATTTTCCTCTTGGTGTGCGGAAACTCCAGAAATACTTTCGACCAATATAGTCACGACCAGTTTGATTGCAGTGAATATGATAAACAAAACCAAAATAATCTTGAATATCACCTGAACCAAATACCTTTCCATTATAGGTCCAAGGGTTTTCATAGTCAATATCTATATTCATCTAATATATCAAGAACTTGATTCAGATATTTATGGGCAAGGCCTTTCATATCCATATCATGCCTAATATGCTCGACATGCAGATCGTGCTTTAATTTTAAAACACGTACTTTCATTTCATCTTTGGTTAATTGATTTTTAGACATAAAAAAAGGAGGGGTTACCTCCTTTATCTATACAACGTCATTGTGATTTTTTCCTAACCATTCAGTTTCATAGTCATAATCACCAAACAAATATTCATCACATTCTGCCGCTTCTTTATAAGCGTTTATGATATTCTGTTCAACCCATTCATCATAATTTGAATCCTGAAAAAGTATTTTTGGTAACATCTTGTTTGATTCCACCTACAACGTATGATTCTACCTCCGTTTCCTGTGGAGCAACCTGAAGACCTTTGGAAGAAATCCAGTGCTGAGTCCATGGAAGTGGATTGTTATTTGCGGCAATATCATAAACTGGTTTGAGACCAATTGCCTTAAGTCTTCTGTTTGCAATCCACTCAACATATTGTTGAAGAAGTTTATCATTAAGTCCAATCATACTTCCATCTTTAAACAAATAATCTGCCCACTTCTTCTCTTCATTTACAGCACGATCAAACATCTTATAAACCCATTCTTCTTCTTCCTTAGCAATCTGTTTCATTTCAGGATCATCACCATCACGCCACTTATTAAGAATATTTTGAGTGATTGCTAAGTGTTGATTTTCGTCTCTTGCGATAAGAGAGATGATCTTAGCTGATCCTTCCATAAGCTTAAGTTCACCAAAGGCGAAAGAGCAAGCAAAACTAACGTAGAACCGAATACCTTCAAGAATATTAACGTTTGCGACTGCTCTATAGAGTTTTCTTTTAACGTCATTGAGGGTTTCCTTTGCGTTTGTGACTCCTTCAAGTTGATACATCCATTCATTGGATGTTCCATAATTTTGGGCTGATCGAATAAAGTCATCATAAGACTCTGTGACGCTCCTAGAACGCTCTAGAATCCGCTCGTCACTGATGATAGTATCAAACACCTCAGAAGGGTCTGAATAGACGTTCTTGATGATATAAGTGTATGAACGGGAATGGATCATTTCCATAAATCCCCACACTTCCATACATGCTTCCAACTCAGGAAGGGAACAGTATGGAATAAAAGCCATACCAGGACCACGACCCTGAACAGAATCAAGCATGATCTGATACTTCAAATTGGAAGTATAGATATGCTTCTGCTCAGGACGTAAAGTTTGATAATCTCCACGATCCTTCTGGAGAGACACCTCTTCGGGTCTCCAGAAGTATCCTAATTGTTGAGTAGTTAGTTTTTCAAAGATGGGATATTTGTATGAATCGTATCTTTGTATTCCTAGAGGTTTTCCAAAAAACATAGGTTGCTTTTTGGTATCCACTTTTTCGGTATTAAAAACCGTCATTCCTTTAATTTTATGTTCTTCTGTGGAAGAAATTTTAAACTGCACAGGATTCACACTCTCCCTCCTCTACTGAACTTAACTCATTGAGCAAATCTTGAAGATTGGGTTTTTCTTCTTCTACCTCATCATTTTTCATATCATTTGTATTTTGGTAGTAAGAAGTTTTCCACCCGTACTTGTATGTAGTCAAGAAATCATTGGCCATCACACTAATAGGAATTTCATTATCTTGGTAATGTTCCGGATTATAGGACCAGTTTCCAGAAATTGCTTGATCGAAGAATTTCTGCATAACTGCAACAATATTAATATAACCAGTATTCCCAGGCATATCCCAAAGCAACGTATAATTGTTCTTAAGAGTTTGGTACTGAGGAACAATCTGCTTGAGCGGACCCTTCTTCGACTTCTTAATGGACAAGTATCCGCGAGGTGGTTCGATTCCGTTGGTTGCATTTGACACAACGGAACTGCTCTCTGAAGGCATTTGTGCGGACAGTGTTGAGTGCCTGAGACCGTGAGCCAAGATGGATGCTCTAAGACTTTCCCAATCATGCTGATATTCTACAGAAGAAATTTCATCTACATCACTCTTGTATGTATCAATGGGCAGAATACCATCTGCGTATTTTGTGCGTCCAAAATTACCACAATGTCCCTTTTCTTTAGCGAGTTCGTTAGAAGCCTTGAGAAGGTAATATTGGAATGATTCAGAAAGTCCATGGACTGCATCCCAGGCTTCCTGAGAATCATACTTGAACCCCAATTTAGCCAAATAGTGAGCAAGACCAATAAACCCTATACCAAGCGAACGACGTGCCTTAGTGGCGATTTCCGCCGCCGCTACGGGGTATTTCTGATAGTCAATCAACTCATCCAGACCACGGACAGAAAGATCACAAAGATCTTCAAGTTCATCATCAGATTTGACTTTACCAACATTAATAGCGGAAAGAATGCAAAGTGCAATTTCTCCACTTTCATCATCAATATGCTGAATGGGATAAGTGGGGAGAGTAATTTCCTGACACAAATTGCTCATCTCAATTTTATCTTTAAATGAAGAGTGAGAATTGCAATGATCTATATTCATGATATAGATACGACCCGTTTCAGCGCGTTCTTTGAGTAGATTAAAAATGAGTTCTTGCGCTTTAACAGTTTTCTTCGGAATGGACGAATCCTTTTCATATGCACAGTAGAGCTCATCAAAACTAGAGAGTCCAAAAGAATCATAAAGTCCAGGTACATCATGTGGGGAGAAAAGTGTGATCTCACCGTCTTGAATAAATCTTTCATAGAACAACTTACTAATCTGAATTGAATAATCAAGTTTGCGGACGCGATTATCTTCCGTTCCCTTGTTATTCTTAAGAACCAAAATATCTTCTATTTCTTGGTGCCAAATTGGGAAGTGGACCGTTGCGCTTCCACCTCTGATGCCATTCTGTGTACAGCATCGGACAGTTGCTTCAAACTTCTTGAGGAATGGGACAACCCCAGTATGAGCAACTTCTCCGCCTCTGATTTTGCTGTTGATACCACGGATTCTGCCTGCGTTGATACCGATGCCCGCCCTTTGAGCAACATAGCGCATAATAGCCAAATCGCTACTACCGATGCTATCGAGGGTGTCATCAACATCAACAAGAACACAACTAGCAAATTGTCGCAGTGGCGTCCGCACTCCCGCCATGATGGGAGTTGGAATGTTGATTTTGTGTTTGGAGATTGCGTCATAGTACCTCCGAACATATGACATTCTTGTATCTTTAGGATATTCTGCAAAGATAGTCAGAGCAATCATCATGTACATAAACTGTGGTGTTTCATAAACACCTCCAGTGCTTCTATCCTGCACGAGGTATTTATCAACGACTTGACGTAGACCTGCATAAGTGAACAAATAGTCACGGTCATGATCAATGTAACTATCAGCTTTCTCAATTTCTTCTTTTGAATATTTACTATAAATCTCAGCATCATATACCTCTGCATTAACACATTGATAAATGTGTTGGTCGAGAGCAGGGAGTTCCTTCATCTTTCCATAAAGTTGCTTACGAACAGCAAATAAAAGAAGACGGGCAGCAACAAACTGATAGTTGGGATGATCCAAATCAATTAGATCAGAAGCAGAACGAATCAGAATTTCCTGAATTTCTGCGGTAGTAATACCATCATAAAATTGGATTCCAGAAGTCATTTCAACTTGACTTGCAGAGACTCCAGCAAGTCCTTTACATGCTTCATCAACCATCAAGTGCATTTTATTCAAATCTAGAGACTCAATTCTTCCATCTCTTTTTTTTACTTTTGTACCGTTGCTCATATTTTCTTCCAAGTGGTGAATTTAAGTTTTGCTTCTAATCCAGAATAAGTATTTGATTCTATCACGGACTGAACTTCAAGTCCAGACAATATCATTTCATTAATGTCTTTTTCTTTTATACTATTTGGCCAGATGACGATTTTTTCTCCTCTAGCGATGGTAGAGGCATATCTGGAGACGATTTCTGAATTACGTGGTTCGTTATCATAGATCCACACAGGATTGCTAATGCCCCACTTACTAAGATCACCGTCAGCTCCACAAAGAGCAATCGCGTTTGGAATGAAAGTTGAGTCAAATGGGCCTTCGGTAACATAAATCGTCTCCTCTTTTTTAAGATTATCAATTCCATAAATTTTTGGAGCTTGGTCCTCCAACATGATCGTTATATATTTAATTTTAGAATGGTGAAGTAAAGATCTTCCCTGATAACCAACAAGTCTATTTTGATAGAACAAAGGAATAATTATTCTTGGTTCATCTTTACTTGTATCATCAAATATCAATTTGAAAGAATTTGTCCACTCCTTAAATTTTTCGGTGTAATAATAGTTATCTGGGTTTAATTTTCTACTTTCAAGATATTTTTTTGCGTCAGAATTTGACGATGCTTTAGGTAGATCTAATTTTTGTTTAAACTTAGGAGATTCAAAATTAAATTTTGGTTCTTCTACTACAAAGTTTTTTCCAGTGTTACCTTCTTTAAATTTTTCAAATGTATATTGCTTATATACTTCGCTATCTACTTTCTTTAAAAAGTTATTAAAGGATATATTTACGCCGCAATTATGGCATTTGAAATTTGTATTATTCTTAACTCGATAAAGATATCCTCTTGCTTTATTTTTGCTTCTTTCAGAATCTCCACAAATAGGACATCTAAAATTATAAAGATTATCTTTTACTTTTTTAAACTTTTGAAGTCTGATAGAAATCAAATTGATGTATTTCACATCAACAAAATCCATAATCTTATAGCACCAGTCCCTTAATTATACCAGACTATCTCTGCTTGTCAAGGCATAAAACGGTTATAATTCCTGTCCACTTTATAACGGAATTTGTAAGTTTATGTAGAGAGTAATTAGTCGGTTTCTTTTTAGTTTTCATAAGGCAACAATGTGCCCGATCTTACATTATTTAGGTTAAAGCTTATTATTTTGTTCTTTCTATTGTAGCAGCAGAAGGAGGATTAAAGATAGTTGAAATTGATGGGAGTAATCCAATAACTACAGCAGCAACAGCAATGACTCCGCCAATCTGCCATCTAAACTTATAAAGACTATCTATTCTACTTTCAATATCTTCGACTTTTTTACAAAGTTCTCCATCATCTTTAGTACATTGTGCTAAACGCTCATCATGAACTGTTAACATCTTGCAAATATTTTGATTCGTTTCACTTAAGGTTTGAATAGCAGTATCAACTTTCTCAATAATCTGTTCGTGTGCCTTAAATCTTTCCTGAAGCACTGCTAATTGAATTTTTGAGTCGTTGCTGAACATTTTTCTTACCTGCTACTTCTTTAAGTAGTCCAACCATTTTTTTCTGGAGTCTCTTCCACCTTTAGCATATCTTTTTCTTACACCACCCATCTTTGGATCAAAACCAGCAGTTGGTCCAGGGTCAAATCCTTGAGCACTTCCACCGAATCCCGCTTTACCTGCAGTACTAGCAGTATTCATTGTTGGAACGCCATCTTCTTTAAGATGCCTAAAAGCTTCAATTACTTTATCAAGTTTCGTTTTGTCCATGGAAGATTTTTTGCAATTCTTTTAAACATTCTAAATCAACTTTAACATCATGGATATAACATTTTGGATACTCAGGCAGTTTACCCAAAAACATAACAAAAGTTTTCATACTATCCCAAAGTTCTTTCTCTATTTTATAGAAAAGCATTGGAGTGGTAGCATCACCAAATATATTATAAAGAATAATAAAATGATTGAGAAGGAGATGAGTTTTTAAATTACCGGTATTTTTATACCTTTTTAGCAATCTTTTAATATACTTAAAATGATTCAAATCCTTCTCAAAGTCTTCTTTCGTAACTGCTTGAGGATTTTCATAGTGTTTAATTGCAAACAAGAGGAAATTATCCTCATTCAATTCATTGAAGATCATATCATGCCTTAATTGTTAAAGTGGTTGTTCCAATACCAACACCAGACAGATAATCACCAGCACCGCCAACATTCTTAATTAAACCAGAAAGTGACTTGTTTACAGCACCACCACCCGAGAAATCAGTGATTGTTCCAACAACCCCTGCAGCCAAATCAATAGAAAGTACAGTTCCAATACCAGTGTTTGGTACAGTGAACGCGAAGGAAATCCTATTAGAAATTTGACCGTTAAATGTCTGCGATACCGCACCGTCAGCATTTGTATAATTAACAACTGCTGTACCCGTTGATGCTGCTGTACCAATAAGAGCTGCACCAGTTGAACGTAGAATTCTTACTGTTGCACCAGCGGAGCAGTAAACATTTTCATTCCATACAACATGAACATATCCAGTTCTACCAGTTCCAATACCTGTCGTACCACCAGCACCAATAGAAATAGGAGATGCTTGATTAGGATCTTCAAAGAAAATAGCAACTGGGGTAGCACTTCCAATACCAGTATTGTTTAATCCAGGATTTCCTACAGCATCTGTTCCTGTATTTAATCCAGCAACAACAACTAAAACTTCATCATAGTATGTACTAGAAAGACCAGAATGCTCAGCAGTTCCATAATGTCTTTGAATCCAACCACGAACATCTGCAAAAGTATTCCAAGGGCTTCTATTTCTATCCGTATTTTGTTGATACTTTGGAATAGCGTAATTATTAGCAGCAGTTTCAGTAGTTGTGGAAATTCCCCAGAGTGCCATCCTTTTTACCTTTATTAATTTAATCGTAGAAATATTTATAAAAAATGGGGAGTAGACTCCCCACGAAATTATTAAGTTTTTATTTGATTATGGAGTTAAATCTTGAGCGCCTTTCTTTTTCAGTGCTGCTTGAGCTTGAATAAGAACTAGTGAAAGAATACCATTTGATTTTACTTTTGGGTTTGCTCCCAGTGCTTCAGAAACTGCAAAGAGTACAGTTGCAATAAGAGCCTGATTTGCAAGACACCATGCTACTAGAGCGGACATAATAACCTCCGTTTTAAGAGTGTATCCTAGCCTATTTAGGAATCAATCAAATCTAGAGTGCATTGCGTCCTGTGCTCTTTGAGCATCAGCACGACGCTTTGCTACTTTTTGGGCAGGAGTACGAACAGGTCCAGGTGTTGGTCCACCCCTGTCCTTCTTTTTACCCCTTGGTTGGATTGCTCCACCAGCACCCATTCTACCAGCACCCATAACTTTATGCATATGTCTCATTACTTTTGAATGAGTATCATCTCCACCCATTGTTCCACCTTTTGTTACTGGTTTACCAGTTTTTAAATCTTTACCAGTTTCCTTTTCATAACGATTGAGTTCACTAACAATCTCAACCTCTTCTGCATTTAAAGGAAGTTTACCTTGCTTTTGGAGATTAAGTTTTTGGCGCTGAAGCATTTGTTGCTTCTGTTGCATCACTTTCAAGTTTGCAAGTTTTTGCTTTTCACCAGCATTCATTACTTGCTTTTTCTGAACATCATCTTGCTTGGCAGTTGTACCTGCTGGAGGAGTAGTTTCTCTTCCGGGCATTTGTCCTACTGCTTCAGCAACCTTTTTTGCTTGCTTTGTTGCAGTAGCATACATGACTTCTTTACCACGTCCAGGATATCTCTTTTCAAAATCACCTGCACTCTTCTTCATTGACTTTACAATCTCTTCCTTCTTTTTGGTTTCAGCAGAAGTCAGAGTCTTTTCATCAAGAACTGCTTCGCCAAGTTCTCCAAGTGCTTTTGCCTTACGAACTTTCTTTGGATTTAACTTACCACCAGGATAGTTTCTTTCATCATTACCTTCAAAATCTGGATCTACATTAGCACGATGTCTTGCTGCTCTCTCAGGAGAATATCTATCAGTATGAATATCCTTTCTACGATTAGGAGCAATCTTATCTGCTGCTCTCTTTTCTTTTTGCTTCTGACGACTTCTTTGCTTTTTGAAGTCCTTCATCGTCATGCCTTCTTCAAGTTCAACCATTTCAATAAGTTGACCACCCATAGACTCAATGGCTTCATCCATTTTTGGATGAACATTAATCTTATTGCTAATATTTTTTTCTACAATTTTCTTATCATCTTTTTCTTTCTTAATTTTATCCACAATCTCAAAAAGATCTTCTCTCCAGTTTGAGTACTCTTCCTTTGCAACTCTCTTTTGAATTGCAGCACCACGAGCCTTTCTACGATTTAAAAGATACTTATCACTCTTATCATGATCGCCATCATTATCAATATCCTTGTCTTCATGACCAACGGGATCTAAACCTTTACCAGAAGTTACTGATGCAGTTTGCTTACCTCTTTTCTTCTCACCCTCATAAGGAGTTCCATACTTCGTCATTTCAACAGAAGAAATATTTGGGTTAGCACGAAGTTGATTAATCTTTTCTCTAGTAGCCATGCGAACATAGGACTTACCAGAATTTTTATCAGTCACTCTAACTTGAAACTTTTTATCCTCAGTTTCCTCAAAAACTTTTTCTTCGCCAAGTTTCGATTTAACTTCAGATTTTTCTGGACCACTCATTGTGGTGTGAGACATGTATTGGTTATATGCTTGGGGTAGAGGAATTTCTTCCCTTCTTGCTCTATAACGAATGTCGTAAACTGCCTGACGAATCCTTTTAGCAGAAGATTCTGACGCATCCTTTGGACCAGACTCTCCACCTTTTTCAGACTTTTCGGGTTTTGCTTTAGCAACATTTTTACCCAATTGTGGTTTTAGCACTTCTTGCATGTAAACTGCAGAAATGTCATTTAGAGGATTTGTGGACATTGCAATACTTTACTTCTTATTTGCCTTATACTTATTTATGAAATTAATACCATACGCCTTTGAACTTGAAGTCAGATTTTCTTTTCCAGTTCCTATTGCACCAGTAGTCATTTTTGCATAATGCTTAAATGCACCTAGAGTACCAACCAACGTATTTGGATGTTTTTTATCTCTCATTGGAGTATCCATTTTAACTTCAGTATATTCCATTACATCTTTAATCCAAGATTTAAACATTATATTATCTTCAGTTACACAAATTAAATAATTTGTTCCTCTACGAATTATCTTCCCAATAAGACCCGTATTTAAATTTTCAACTAGTTGCCCCATCTTAAATATATTCTGAGAGATATAATTCTCTCTCAAATTCTTCCAATCAAATTTAGGGGCAATTTCCCACAAGTCCCATCCTTCTTTAACACCCATAGATTTGCGGATGGTATTGTATATTTTCTTTGCAGATTCATCATCAAGTGTGGAAGGAACTCCTGACCTAAATGTTTTAAAGTCTCCTTCTGCTGCTGCCTTGCGGAGTTTGGATGCAGACATTCCTTCCACACCCTCAGCATCAGGATCTCTTTCTCCAGCAGAAACTACATTCAAATCCTTAAAATCATAGAGTTCGCCGTTATACTGAGTTGCAAGTTTTTCAAATTCTGCTTGACGATCAGAACCAACTACAATATTAACTCCAGAATATCCATCTGCATGTGCTTGCTTCAATACATCAAAGATTGTCTTTGAGTTTGCATCATTCACAATTCTTTCACCATGCTTCGGATACATCTGACGCATGATTGAAATTTTAGTATCAGGATCTAGTGGATTCTTTTTCTTATCGTTAGATCTTGATGGATAAATTTTGTATTCACCCTTTCCAGCAACATTAGCAACTTTATCTAGAAGTTTCTCATGCCCTGTTGTTGGAGGATTAAAACGCCCAAAAGCAACGGTTAGAATTCCTTTATCTTTCTTTGGTTCTTCTGCAGGTGGTTGTTCTTGCTGTGGTGCTTGAACCTGAGTTGCAACTGGTTGTTGATTAGCAGCAGTTCTATCTTGAGGAGGATCTTGCTGCCCAGGAACTTGATTCTTATTATAAAACTTTAATTTACTACCTTCAGTTTTTGCAACAAATTCACCATTTTTATCGTACCACCCACCATGACCATCACCAACCAAACCAAGCCTTTTTGCTTGCATTACGGCTTGAGAAGACTGCGCCTCAGATAAAAATCGTGAAAAACTTTTCATATTTTGTGTTGATATACCTATATTTATTCTTTAATTTAACTCTTAACATCAAACCTAACCGTTGCCTCTTGATACCTTATTATTTCTCCCCCCTCACCTTCAACTTTACCTCTACCTTTAGCTGCAATTCTAACCGATGATTTGGACATAACCATATTTACATAGGCATCATCTATTTTATGCAAAGCAAAAACTGGACCCTCAAGAATGTAGTTTGCAGTTCTATCATTTCTTGCCCCAAAGGTTAGTTCGCCAGTTAAACACTCCCGTATAGCAGTTCTCTTAAAATCAATATAAGCTTCACCAACATTGGGTTGTGTCCGTGATCCCAATATTTGCTGCAGTGCAAATTGAACTCCCTGTAATTGAGATAGTTTAGTTTGAATAACACTTTCTTCTGCTTTAACAGTGTCTCCAATAACACCATCAATTTGTTCTAATATCATTACCATCTCGCCTAAAGATTGCAATGAGTTTTTTCCCATATCTTTAGCAACTTTTTTAATAACTTTAGTTAAGAATTGATTTGTCTTTTCAATTCCAGCACTACTTAACTGAAAAGCATCTCCATATTTAAGAGAACACTTATATTTTTTACCACTCTTTACAAACATGATATCTGTTTTTGGTTCAGTCCCACCACCAGACATTTTTTGAAATGTTTTACATAATGCTTTTTTTTGAGTAAATGTAGTAGCCCCACACTCACTAAAAATTCCTCTCATTGCATTAGAGGCAGCGATCTTGATCTCATTAGGTGAGGTTTGCCAGTCAGACAAAAACTCACCAACTTTTGTGTTGTATTCTCTCTCTTTCAAATATCCAGTGCTCATCGCCAAGTACATTATACATTTTTCAAATTGCAACCCCTTATTAGCCATAAGATTAGAATACTCTTTCAAGTATTTAGATGGAGAATAGGAGACTCGAACTCCTGACACCCGCCTTGCAAAGGCGATGCTCTACCAACTGAGCTAATTCCCCAAAAAACCCTTTCGGGTCAGACACCTAAAACGGCACCAATATTATCATCAAGATCTTGAATTACAGAACGAATGTCTGAGATACGAGGAGGAACACTTGCCCCATCATAAGTATATCCTTTTTGGGAATCAAACAAAACTTGACGAACTGCTGCTGCAGCACGAGCATCCATTTTGATTGTTACTTTTTTTTCTTTAGTCACAGATCCCCCTCCTTACGATTTTCAGAACGCTCAATAGTAAAAGCACCTTCAGGATAACGAGCACTCAATTTCTCAAAGTTCATTTGAATAACTTCTTCAAGTGAAATATCGAGTCCAATACACGCTTGAGCAACATACCACATAATGTCTCCAAGTTCACGCTTCAAGTGAAAAAGATTTTCTTGGTTTACTGGTTTGCCTTGGAATACAATCTTCTTTACAATTTCAGTAAACTCACCTGCCTCAGCAGACATTCCTACAGCAGCAGTAAGCATTCGCTCGGCAGGAAAATCTCGTTCTCGCAGTTCCATAAGACTGTTGATGAAAGAAACATGGTCTTTACTTGGATTAGAAGTAGTTGTATTAACGAATTCAATATACTTATTAAGATCAATAGTCATTAGAATTTAAATCCCTCAAATGTTTTCTTTGGTTTCTTTTCTTCGTAATCATTATACTCTTCTCCCTGACCAGAGTCAAGTATATCTTGTTGTGCGGATTGCTCGACATCATATAGTCTCATTTTTGCCCTATCAATTCCAATAACAAACCTCTTATTAATAGTAGGATCATTATACCTATTCTTAAGTTGCTTAACTAGAATCTGTCCAAGTCCCTCCAACTCTTCAGTGCTAATAAGGGCAAACATAAGATCAGCAGTAGCAGGAAGACCAAAGGACTCACTAGTATCAGTAAGTTCAACATCAGAAGAACCATAACCTGAACGAGTGGTCTGAGTAGCGGAGACAATCGGGA